ACCGCAGACCGCAGACCGCAGACCAGCAGACAATCAGACCGCAGACCGCAGACCGCAGACAATCAGACCGCAGACCGCAGACCGCAGACCGCAGACAATCAGAGAAAACAAAAAAACCCGATTCACCGCCGTTTTATGGGATTTGAATCGGGATTTTTGGGCCGGCGCTGGCCGGCGTGATACAGCGCGAAAATTAAGGGTTATTTATGCATCATTAGCTCCCCCTAAATAGGCGTCAATGGCGTCGGATATTGTGTATTTATCGATTGTCGCGCCACGCGATATTTCCTCGTTTATGTAATCGGATAAATATTGCATAAACGCATAAATGTTTTGTATTTCCAATTTTGTCATTTTTAGCCCTTAAAAATTTGAATTGTCTTTTCCACTGATTTTCTACCTGCGCCATGCGCGGGAAAACCGACGATGACGTCGCGTTGACGTGCGCACAATTGGCACGTCGCGCACGATACACCGTCGCGAATAGTGGCAGGGCAAATAACGACGCGACGGCCCATTGGGGTAAATGTGTTTTCTGTAGAATCGGCAGGTAAAACAGTTACAACGGGCCCGATTTTCAAATTTGCCAATTTATCTGCATGGTCTAAATTATTGGCGCTTAAATTTACAGTAAAACCCCATTCATTCGCGCCTTTTATAAATTTTGCATTGTCGCCAATAGCGGGCGAATAATGGGTATATGTAAAACCCCTTAAACCGATATTCGCACGCACTATTTCACCTAATGCGGCGCCGTCGATATGCTCGCCGTCGCCCGATAGGTCTCCCGCTTGCGCATGACGCCACAATTGACCGGCCGGAAAATTTGAAATTGTCTCAATATAACCGGCCAAGTCAGTGCCACGCGTCCCGTCGTTTACTTTGCCCCAATGCAAGGCCAACGGCCCTGATTTTGCGTAACATCCACCGGCTTTGAATGGGCACGCATTGGGGCACGTATCGGCCGAGATAGTGCTCACAGGTATCGGGCCGGTTTTGGCATTTCCTGATTTTAACGTGATATGGTAAAACGTCATTTTTAACCCCGATAAATAATAGTTGAAACGTAAAATATAGAATCGGATATATCACATTTTCCAATGTGAGTTGGGGTTTTAAAATCGTCAAATTTGCCACCGTATAACGTGTTCATGTAATCGGTAAGCTGTTCTATTTCAACATCCGATAATCCACTCGTATCGCCGGCAAATATCGCCGGCAAGAATTTATCGTCAACGTTTATTAAAATTCGCATTATTAACCCCTTACATGAATAATATTGAAATGGTCACGCATAAATTAATAAGCACAAATTTCCCCCAAAATTTTATTGTAAACGTCACGTTTAGAATGATAATACTCGGAGTTATTTTCACCGGCGCGAAAATTTGACCACTGATTCTGTTTAGAGAATCGTTCTATATCGCTTTGCAAATTATTATTAGAATAATGGGCTTTGAATCCATTAATATCATAATGCGCGATAAACCCAGAACAATTATATAAATAATCGTATCCGGTTTTATTTAGTTTATTAATATCCTTGCAAGCGGCCAAAACGTTTTTAACTATTAGCGCTTGTTTTTTTGTGTCAATTGGTTTAATCATAATTTTCCCGTTTTGACTTTGTTAATTGCTTCAGTGCGAGAATTGGCACGCACATAAACTACACGCGGCTCGCCGTCAACCCAGCCCCACACGCCCCACACGTTACACGGCGTGCCCCAGTAAGCCCCGCCCTTATCGTATCCGTCGCCCCCGCCTTGGTGGCGTGCATGAAAACACTTTGCACCGGCTAAATTTGCGGGGTTATCCCCACGCCGGCCCATTGGTGCACCGCGCCGGCTTGAAACGTCAAAAAATGGGTTAAATTGTTTTCTCATGGTTTGCCCCTTATTTGCTTGTTTTGCGTGCACTGATTCGCACGCTGTAGAACGGATCGCCCGTTGACGTATGCGCGGTTATCAATTGACGCGACGGGTTAAATTTTGCGGCTATGCTTTGCCAATCAATCACGGCGCGGCCGTCGCTGTAAGTTATAGCGCACCGGTGCAAAGTGCCGTCGATTGTGCCGGCGCCGGTTTCAATTAATAAATCCTTTAGTTGTTTTTCTTGTTGCATTAAATCGGCAATTTCCGATTTAATAGCGGCCAATTCGTCGACGACATTGGATAAATTTAATTTAGTGATAATTTGCATTTTCTATCCTTTAGGGTTTAGGGTTTAGGGTTTAGGGTTTAAGGGTTTAGGGTTTATTTGACCAAAACGTCAAAATATTTCAAAGCAAAAAAGCATAGAACGGCCGCGATAGCCAATGCTGTTGAAAAATCCAAAAATTTATCCTTAATCATTCTCTATCCTTTAGGGTTTAGGGTTTAGGGTTTGGTTTTCATGCTTCGCGCTATTGCGTCGCATGGTGTAATTCTATCCTATAACGGCTATCATTTAAGGATAGTTGACAAAAAAAACAATAGATTTTTTGTAAAGTTATGTAAAGTGCAAAATTAATTTAGCGGCCCAGCACTTAGCGGCCCATGCACAATGCGGCCCATGCACTTAGCACAATGCACTTAGCGGCCCAGCACTCAGCGGCCCATGCACTTAGCGGCCCATGCACTTAGCGGCCCATGCACTTAGCGGCCCATGCACTTAGCGGCCCATGCGCTTAGCGGCCCATGCAACAATGCACCGATAAAGCTAAGGGCCGTTAACAATGGCCGCTTATCCATCTACGCGCGAATCGGCCAAGATTAAGAAAAACCGATATACAATTCATCGATTCGGACATCATTTCACGCATGGGTTATGCGCTAAAGCACTGATTTAACATAATGACAGTTGTATCAAATGGGTTTTCCCCTATGCGGCTCGATTCGCTGCACCGATCCGGCCCGATCCGGCTTCGGCTTTGCACTTTTTGCGCCGGTTTAGGGTAAAAAGGGACTCTAGGCTCCCCCCCACCCTAAAAAAGCCCCTCCACCCTACCGCATTTTTCGCCTACCAATCTAAAAATCATTTCCGCAATCGCCCAAAATTTTTTTTATTTTCTAATCTATTAGAGGTGCGAAATAGTTTCGCATCCATCCCCATGAGCATAATGCTTGCCTTGCAACTGGTGCCCGTGATATAAACGGCGCATGAGAAAGCCACCCCGACCAGCAGTTCGTTATAGTGAGGCCGTTGCGAATCAAATCTTGGATTTGATGATGCAAGGCCATTCTGTTCACGAAATCGGCAAAATGCCTGGTATGCCGTCTGATTTTGTGATTCGCAAATGGGCGATGGATAACCACAGTGGATTTGGTGACAGGTACTGGGACATTCGCAGGGCCATTTATGATGGTTTGTTGGAAGAGATTCTGGAAATTGCGGATGACAGTAGTGGGGATGCGTTTATTGACCAAGAGGGTAATCGCAAGATGGACAATGAGTTTGTCCAGCGGTCACGTTTGAGGGTTGATACAAGAAAGTGGATTTTGTGCAAGGTGTTGCCAAAAATTTATAACAGTCCTGCCAATGGCACTGCCGAAGTAGATACGAAGGTAGTTGTTGAGGGCGGGTTGCCTGATGCCTAAGGTTACGTTACCTACTCTTCATTCTGGTCAGGTGGAGATATGGCAAAACAAGAGTCGATTTAATGTAGTTTGCTGTGGTCGCCGTTGGGGTAAAACCAAGATGATGGTGACGATTGCGGCGGATACGGCTTTGAAGGGTTTTCAGGCGGGGTTATTTACGCCTGAGTGGCGTCAGTTGGCGGAGCCGCAGACAGAGTTGCTGGATATATTGAAGCCGGTGACTAAGTCGGCCAGTAAGACTGAGGGGGTTATTCGCTGCACGACTGGTGGGGTGAATGATTTTTGGGTGGTGAATGACAACCCTTTGGCTGGGCGCGGGAGGACGTACAAGGTTGGGTTTTTGGATGAAGCGGCTTTTACGAAGCCCGACATGATTGATATTTGGTCAAAGTCTATTAAGCCGACATTATTGACAACCAAAGGGTCGTTTTGGTTGTTTTCTACGCCCAATGGGGTGGACCCAGATAATTTCTTTTACCGTGCTTGGCATGATGAGGAGTTGGGGTTTAAGCAGTTTTATGCACCCACAAGCACTAATCCTTATGTGCCTTTGGAGGAGCTGGAAAGTCTGAAGAGGACTGAGCATCCTTTGGTGTATCAGCAGGAGTATGAGGCCAAGTTCATTTCATGGGCCAATTCCACGTTTTTTAGGCTTGAGTATCTTTTAGAAAATGACCAGCCAGTAGAACCTGTCATGAAGTGTGATGGGGTCTATGCGGTGATGGACTGCTCGGTGAAGAGTGGTAGTGAACATGATGCCACTGCCGTTGTTTATTATGGGTTTTCTAAGTATTACGGCCATAAGTTGGTGGTGTTGGATTGGGAGATGTACTCGATTGATGCGGCGTCATTGGAGCATCTGGCCCCCAAGGTGATTGAGAAATGCGAGATGCTGGCGAGTACTTACCAGGCTCGGAGTGGCTCAATGGGGTTGTTTGTTGAGGATGCTGCGGGTGGCAGTGTATTGATCCAACAGGCGAGGACTCGTGGATGGCCTGTTCGGGCGTTGTCCAGTCGTTTGATGAGTAAAGGTAAGGATGACCGAGCCTTTATTGTTGGGGGGCCAGTGGCAAGTGGTTTGTGTAAGATCAGTCGATATGCTTATGAAAAGGTATTGAGTTGGAAAGGAAGGTCGATGAATCACTTCCTGCATCAAGTAACTACCTTTAGAATTGGGGATAAAGAGGCTGCAAAGAGGGCAGATGACTTGCTGGACTGCTTTACTTATGGTGTAGCGGTGGCGCTGACTGATTATTCGATGATGATTTGATTATCGAGCAAGGGATGATATGAGCAACATAACCATTAACGGCACGGGGTATCCGAGTCCTTTGATGAACATTCTGAATATGGATGTGCAGCCAGGGGCGCAGTTGTCCTATGAGGACGCAAAAACTTTGTGGATATACCACCCTCTGGCCGCAAAGGTTGTGGAAAAGCCTGTTCGATTGGCGTTGTCTAAGCCACGGCAAATCAGCATTGGTTCTCCTGTTGAAGATTTGCTGATCAAGGCGTTCATGAAGGAATGGAATGAGTTGGATTGCACCAACCACATTCGTGATTTGTTCCAGATTAGTCGGGTTTATGGTGTTGGGGCGGTTGTGGTGAATGCGCCTGATATGCCGACCGATGCGCCGATTGATTTTTGGAAATTGGGTGAAGTAAGTGATTTGTATGTGAACGTGCTGGATGCTTTGAATCTGGCGGGTTCTGTGGTGACGAATCAGACGCCTAATGCGCCGGATTTCCAAAAGCCATTGAAATACATCACGGCTGCGGGTCAGCCTTATCACCCCAGCAAAAGCGTGACTGTGTTTCATGGCACGCCCATTTATTTGGATTTTCAAAGTTCGTCACTGAGCTTTTCTGGACGTAGTATTTTCCTTCGGGCTTTATACCCACTGAAGTCGTTTGTGCAGTCAATGCAGGTGGACGATTTGGTGTCGTTAAAGGCTGGGTTGTTGGTTGCGAAGATTCAGCAACCTGGCTCCATCATCAATAACCTGATGGAAAAAGCGGCTGGTTACAAGCGTCAGTTGCTGCAAGAGGCGTCTACTGGAAATGTGTTGAGCATTCAGCCTGAGGAGAATATTGAGAGCATTGACCTTAATAATACCGATAAGGCGATGACGGTGGCACGGGACAACATCATTGCCAATATTGCTGCGGCCAGTGATGTGCCAGCGATGTTGATCAAGGATGAGGCGTTCACCAAAGGGTTTGGTGAGGGCACTGAGGACACCAAGCAGATTGTGCAATACATTGATGGTTTGAGACATGAAATGCGACCTGCATTTGAGTTTTTTGATCGCATTGTGATGCACAGGGCTTGGAACCGTAACTTCTTTGAGGCTTTGAAGAATGAGTATCCTGAGTTGTACTCGGATGCGACTTATGAGAAGTTTTTCTTTGAGAGCAAAGATGCTTTTGAGGCCAAATGGCCCTCATTGATGGAAGAGCCTCACAGTGAGGTGATTAAGGGCGAAGAGGCCAAGCTGCACGGCATTACCGAGATATTGCGGACATTGATGCCAGCGGTTGACCCTGAGAACCGTTCTAAATTAATTGAATGGGCTGAGAACAATATCAACAACATTCCTGAAATTTTCTCCAGTGAGTTGCGGTTGAATATTGATAATTTGAGGGATTATGAGCCGCCAGTGGCTCCGATGCCTGATGTTAAATTGCCGCCCCCATCCAGAGGGACGTAATGGCTAAAGAGCGGTCATTTTCGACAGTTTTAGGCTTGGCAGTGGGGGCCATTGCATTGTATGGATTGCTGTCGAGTAAGCAGTTGAAGGACTGGGAAAAGGCTTTGATTGCGGCGGCGCTCTTTACGTTCATGCAGCCCAAGGAAATGAACGTGGTGCTTTATAAGCGCCTAGACGGCATTTATAAGGACATGGTGACAGATAAGAAGCTGCTGAAAAAGTATCCCAATATGGACCGTGGGGCGTTTGACAGGGCCAAGGACAAGATACTGCACCGACTGGCGCTGCGTAAGTTTTTGGGAGCGGATTTAATTGAAAAAAATTACAGAGAGTCAATTGACACCGTGGTTAGGCGTTTTATTGGATGGGCCAGCAGCGTACCTGCGGGTGGCATCAAAGAACTCGATAGGGAAGTCGAAAAACGCAAAATCCAAAAGGCTATCTCGAGCGTGGACGCAGAAGGCAAGTTTATTGTTCGAGATCAGATGCACAAATTCCAGACTGAGATTGAGGAAATACTCAGCGTAGATGGACAGGCGATTGCGGCCAAGTGGCACTCACAGTGGCGAGTGCCAGGTTACAACTACCGTGAAAAGCACAAGCACATTGATGTGAGTGGTGAGGTGTTTGTGATTCGGGACAACTGGGCATTGCAGGGTAGGCTGATGAAGTTATCGGGCAGGAAGTATACGGATTCGATTATTCGCCCAGGCATGGAGCCGAATTGCAAATGCGTTTATGAGTACATTTATTCATTATCTGACTTGCCTGATGATATGTTGACGGCCAAAGGTCGTGCAGCTATTGCGGCAAAGCTAAAATAGGTCATACAATAAGATATGCCAACAGTAAGTCCAGCTCAAGAACGCTTAATGCAGGGCGTTGCACACAATCCCGCTTTCGCTAAGAAAGTGGGCATTCCCCAATCTGTTGGTAAAGAATTTGTTGGTGCTGATGAAGTGCCAGAAATTACTGACGATCCGATTCACGCATTGGTTCACCCAGATGATGGTGACCCATGCTGGGAAGGTTACAAACAAGTGGGCATGAAGGAAAAGGGCGGCAAGCCCGTTCCTAATTGTGTGCCAGAAGATGATTCTGAAGCGTGGCAGAAAAAAGAAGGTAAGAACAAAAACGGCGGCTTGAATGAAAAAGGCCGTGAGTCTTACAACAAAGAGCATGGCGCTCATCTTAAAGCGCCCCAGCCCGAAGGCGGTCCGAGAAAAGAATCTTTTTGCGCTCGGATGCAGGGCATGAAAGAAAAGCTCACATCTGAAGAAACCAAACACGACCCAGATTCTAGGATTAATAAATCGCTTAGAAAATGGAAATGCAATGATGATGGTTTGGAGTCTGAAGTCATGCTGAATGATGAGGCTCAATTCCAATCTGCTGACACGTTACCCAAAGACCCTCAAGGTGGTCCTTTCACACGGGCAGCGGGGATTATGTTTGTCACGAATGACGGCGAAATCCTATTGATTCGGCGCGGTAATGGTGGAGATTATCCTGGCACTTGGGCTGTTCCTGGGGGCCACCTCTGTGAGGGTGAATCCGATGAGCAAGCTGCAAGACGCGAGTGCAAAGAGGAAACGGGCATCGACTTCCAAGGCCCACTGGAACGATTGCATGATGACGGGCAATTTGTCACGTTTCTTGCAAGAGGTGTGGAGAAGTTCCCCGTGCGACTCAACTATGAGTCAACCGGATACGACTGGTGCAATCCAGATAACGCCCCCTCGCCCCTTCACCCAGGCCAAGCAGTTGCATTTCGAGTGGCCGGAGCTGGAACAGAATTAGATATTGCCCAGTTGATGATGGAAGATATTCTTCCTAGTCCACAGCCCTATGCGAATATGCACTTGCTGAATATTCGCATTACGGGTACTGGTTTGGCGTATCGCAGCAAAATTGGTGAACACGTTTGGCGAGATGCCAGCTTGTATTTGAATCAAGAATTTGTTGACCGTTGTAATGGTTTGATGGTGATCATGGATCACCCAGACGGTTCTGTTTTGGATACAAAAGAATTTAAGGATCGAGCAATTGGCTCCATCATGTTGCCCTATATCAAGGGTGATGAGGTGTGGGGTATTGCGAAGATTTATGATGACAAGGCGATGGCTGAAATTTGCGAAGGCGATATTTCAACAAGTCCTGCGGTAGTATTTGACGAATTCAGTGGAAATACTACACTACGCACTGAGACTGGTGAGCCATTGCTTATAGAAGGTACTCCATTTCTTTTGGACCATATTGCGATTGTTACTAAATCGCATGGATCAAAAGGAGTGTGGGACAAAGGTGGCGATCCAGCCGGAGTTTTATTAACCAACCCTGAGGTGTCTGATATGACAGAGAAACTTGAGCCGAAGGCAGATGCCGCAGGCGATGCGTTTAGCACCATCCTGACCGAATTGAAAAAACTTTCAGTTCGCATGGATGCTATGGAAAATATGCCAGCTCCCCCGCTGGTGTCTGCCGCTGATAAAAAGCGTAAAGACGATGACGAATCCAAAATGGATGACGATGAGTCCAAAATGGACGATGACGATTCCAAAATGGATGATGACGACAAATATGTTGCTCGCAAAGGCGATGACGACATGAAGAAAAAAGACGATGACATGAAGAAAAAGAAGCGTAAAGACGCTGAAGGTTCTAATCCCCATGTTCATGGTCCTGCTGGCGAAATCAAGCCTGATGATGACGAAGACATGAAGATGGACGATGACGAAGAAGAAGCAATGAAAGCTGACGAAGAAGAAGCCGCTATGGCTGATGCTCAAGCTCATTGCGACAGCGTCATGGCTGCATTTGGCAAGTCTGCTGGCCGTCCTTTGAAGGGCGAAAACCTGATGGCTTATCGCAAGCGTCTGCTGCGCGGTGTTCAAGGCTATTCGGATAGCTGGAAGAATGTCGATCTGAAGTCCATCAAAGACAACGCCATGTTGGCTATTGCTGAAAAGCAAATCTACGCTGAAGCCTTGGCTGCTAGCAAAGCACCTGGCGCTTATGCCGATGGTCAATTGATTGAGATGACTGAGCGTGATCGCGCTGGTCGTACCATCACCAAGTTCAAAGGTTCTATCTCTGCATGGCTGGATGACTTCAAGTTGCCCTCAATGCGTGTGACTGCCTTTAACCTCCCTAACAACCAACGCTAAGAGGTAAACCATGTCAGGTTCTATTGCTTTTAATCCGATGTTGACGACCAACGCACAAGGTCTGTTCAACACCAACTCGGCTGGCTTCACTCAAGGTGATGCTCAAGACGATCCCGCAGTCAAGTTCTTCTTGGCTGGTGGTATTGTTACTTCCTCGGCTTCTACTCCTTTGTGGGGCGGTCTGCCAATTTCGGAAGACATTCCTGCTGCTGCTACTCAACCTGGTACTAACACTTTAGGTTCCACCATTGCGTTGGCTACTAATTTGGCTAACACCACAGGTATCTCGGTGTTCAACCAAGCCTACGGCGGCGTTACAACTCCTACCAGCACTGCTCCTCAGTTTGCTGCTGGTTCGAGCATTAACTACTACCGTTTCGGTTCTGGCGCTCGTATTCCTTTGCGAATCAACCCCGCATTGGTTTCTTTGGACGGTGGTCTGATTACACAACAAGTGTCTTGGGACTACACCGCTCAATGGATTACCACCTATGATGGTACTAACGCATTCCCTGTGCGTATCCTGAACATCAGCACTACCGGCAATAAGACTGTTAGCTATAACAGTGGCACTGGTGCTGTGAACTGGATTTACACAGAAGCTGTGGCTGTGTGCCTGATCTAATTAACTAAGAAAGGAACACAATCATGTCCGGATTTGCACCGTCATTCATTACCGCCAACCCCCACTTCATGATGCCTGAACTCATCATGCAGTACAGCTTGGCATCTGGCGCTTTCACAACCTTGGCTGGTGAAAACCCCATGCCTCGTTTGGGCGAAAGCGATCTGTACGTCTATGCGAAAAAGATTCAACTGACCACTCAAGTTCAGGCAAATCAATCGCAAGTCAACCAACTGCCTAGCGCATCGGTCATCCCTTCGATGATCAGCACTGCTACTTACCGTATGCAGACTCGCGCTCAGTACGATGGTTTCGATGAAGCTGCAACCTCGCACTGGGGTTACTCTTTGCCCGAAGCCATGCGTCTGGCTGCTCGTCAAGGTATTGCTCAACAAATGCGTAATGCTTTGTTGTACGGCTTTAACCCTGCCAACGGCGAAGGCTTGATCAACACTTCCGGCGCTACAACCGCTTCGCTGGGTGCTGACTCTAACGGCAACACTGGTTACAGCACATGGGATTCGGGCCAACTGGCTCAGTTCTTGTTGAACCTGATTGGTGCTTTGAAGGTTCGTACCCTGCAAATCGGCCAACCTTTGCGTTTGGTGTTCTTGGCTCCTCAACGCTTCATTAGCCAAATTTCTTATTCTGGCGTGGTGTCTTTGACTCAGTTCCAACGTATTGGTGCTGGTGTTGAAACCGCTGCTGGTTTGGTTGAAACTGTGGCTAAATGGGCGGGTGGTGATGACATCAGCTTCGCTGCTGATGACACACTGATCGGCCAAGGCGCTGGTGGTACTGATGCTATCTTGTTGATCGCTCCCGAACTCAAGATTCCTAAGGCCAACAACAAGATCAACACCAACGTGTTTGCTCAATTGACGCCTAACCAAACTGCTACTTCTTTGATGTTGACAGACGTTTCGGCTCCTACCGAAATTCCTACTCCCATCCCTGATGGCGGCATCACTACGCTGTACACAATGCGTTCGACTTCTGGCTGGGGTATCCGCCCTGAAGCACTGACCATTTTGTCTGCTGCATATTGATTTTTTAATCAATATAGAAAAAGCCCACTTCGGTGGGCTTTTTTTACGCCATAATATATCCGCTCAAGTGATGCTGAGTGCGTTTTTAAGAAGACCTCGGGCCAATCCCAAAAGGATTGGCGCATCACCCGAGGTCTTCACCCAATGGGGAAAATCATGCCTAAACTGTATATTGCCAATTGCTCTAAGCAAGAGTTCCACTTCACCTATATGTTGCCCGAAAATGCTCGTCCTTTTTCGCATCATATTCGTGCAGGTAGCCAAATCGAGCTGAACCATAACCAAGATGAAACTGACCGAATCATCCAACAACACGCTGTGTATGGAATGATGGAAGTTGGTAAAGTTAAGAAAGGTTTTGGTGGTTTGGTTTATCGTATGGATAAGCCAATTAGCGTTGAAGCCATTCAAAATGGATTTACTCAAAGTGAGCAAGAGCAGATTGACCGTGCGTTGCAAGCCCGTACTGTGACGGCGGTTGTGGCTGATAAGATGATGTCTGATCGGGCGCAAGAGCTGGGTCTGCGTCAAAAGGCAGCGTTGGAAGTTGAAGTTGTTGAAGAGTCAAAAGGTATTACTGATACCAATGAGAATAAGTTCAACGAAACAATCACGGTTGTGAAAGACGGTGGCGCAGAACCCGCTAGACGTGGTCGCCCCCGTAAGTCATAATCAAACTCTCCATTCCTTAAGGGTGATTCGCAGTTGCCCCTTTAAGCCCCACTCGTTGGGGCTTTCTTTTTTTTAAGTTGTGCCTACAATAGCAATATGCCAGATTCAACACCAACTCTTACAGGCTTTGAAGCATGGGTATATGCCGTGATGGGTATACCTACTGCGGCGATGCCAGCAAATGACCCAGGCTTTGCGAATGCGTTTGCATTTGCTATGGCGTTGGTTCCAACAGAGATGGCGGCTATTGATACCAGCGGCATTATTTATACGGCCACTGTGTACAACTGGGGCGGCAGCCAAATCCTGCAATATCAGCAGGACCAAGGTGGTCAGACTTACTTTAGCAAGGCCAGAACGGCATACGGCATCAATAACTTTGTGGCCGGTGTGATTTCTGAGGCCAGCGACACGGGAACAAGCCAATCGTTGCAAATCGGCAAGGGATTGTCGAATATGGACTTGTTGAGCTTGCAGCGAGTCAAAGACCCGTATGGACGCCAAGCATTGGCGTATATGCAGTCTTTGGGTACTTTGTGGGGATTGACTTGACCAAGGTAAATATTGGCGTTGCATCAGATGCCGTATATCCGGATGGTAAGTCGTTGGTGAATGTTGCTAAAGAATTAGAGTCCAATTACGCTCTTTTTACTGCATTCGCATTGGATAATATGGGTTTGATCGCTGAAAGCGTTAGCCAAAGTTATGCCAAATCACTATTTTCTAATGATCGCCCTGATTTTTTGGGTGCTGATGTGGTGCTGAGTGACGAATTCCAGACGTATTTGCTGGAAGGAAAAGTCGAAACCAGCGGCAATGCCAAGGGCGATGTCCCTACAAAAGCGGCTTTGAAGGGTATTTACACCCAATATCAGAACGGTGAGCCTTTCTCTGTGGAGACTGGTGTACGCCGTGAATCGTTTATGGATACCTTGACGCTGTTCAAGAATTTGGCTGTTGAGGTGGATTATCAATAATGGCAACCGTATCTGAAACGATTGGCGCACCACAAGAGCTTGCTTCTGGCTTACAGCTCGGAACGACTACGCTCAGTCAAAATCAGACGTTGTCGTTTGTTTTGTATAGGCGATTGGTCCTGCCAGTAGATGGGTTTGTGTTTTGGGTCAAAGCCAGTTCTTTGAAGAAGAATCCTGAAGCTCTATACGACTTTACGACTTTTAATACGGGCAGCTTTAACTCGCCAGGCCAAAAGGTAAGGGCGTCTGATTCGTTTTCTATTCTTGGTAGTTTGCACTATTTCCAAGAAATTCATCAGGAAGAAGACACAACGTATACACGGCAACTGGGGCTGTTCACATCGACTCAAGAGGTCAATGACTTTGCTCGTTTAATGCCGGATGAGTTGTACATCACCAATTTGCCGAATGGCACTAGAATTGCTTTCAATGGTCAAATTGGGCGTTATGACCAGGCGGGTCTGTGGCACTACAACGGCAGGGCTTTGTACAGCACTGAAGCCACTCAGATTTTAGACAGCCCATCGCAGCTCAATACGCAGTTGCAGATTGTGAGCAACAGCTTGCCGATCTGGTTGTCGATGAGTACAGAGAGTTTGCCAATTTATCCAAGCTATCTGTCTGGCTTGAATATTTACCCGCCTTATGTGACGGCTGACATTACGGGGACCACGGCGATGGGGCAGTCGCCTGTTTATGGACCGTTATCAAGCCAATCACAATTAGTGACTGAGCAGATTAAATTTACTTTTTATGGTCTGAACAACAATGCGGTTTTGGATTTCCAGACCATGTTGTTGAACAACTCTTTGCCGGAAGATGCGGCGTATGGCGTGATGAATATGCCTGTGCCCATTGATGATAAGAAAGTGCAATCAGAGTTCCAAATCATTGCTCAGAAAAAGACAATGATCTTGCAGGTGAACTATTACCAGTCACGGGCAAGGAACATCGCTAGACAATTAATTGAATACGCAGGAATTACTTTAACGCCGTAGTCTTTGACATAAGCGTAATAAGCCCTAAAATCTCTATACCCAACCTTTTATCTGGAGTTCTATCATGTCCATTGGTCCACTTGCAGCGACAGTAGCCGTTTATAACAACGGCACAGCATCTGTTCAAAAACCCGCACAACTTGACGTAGCAGGTAACTTAATTGTTGGTAAAGGTCTGAAGACCGCCAAGAATTTGACCACCAGCACTGTGGTTAAAGCCTCCGCTGGTCGTGTTGCTCGTATCAGCGTTATTGTTGCTGGTAGCACCACTGGCACTATCAATGACGTTGCCACCACTGGCGGCGCAGCTACTGCCAATGAAATCGCAGTGGTTGCTAACACTGTTGGCGTTTATGATATTGATATGCCTTGCGCTACTGGCATCGTGTTTGTGCCTGGCACTGGCATGACCGCTGTTGTCTCTTACTCTTAATCTTATCTAGGGGGCTTTCATGCCGAATATCGTTACCGTATCGGTGAGCCAGCAGGTGGCGTCAGCCCCCTCTATGCTCCAACAAACTGGTGCGTTGATCTCTCAAGGGGCAACCACCTTGGCAAATGGCGGTACACAATTGCTGACTCAAATCAGCGATTTGACTGCCATCTTGAAGACGCCAATTAATATTGCCAGCATTAGCTGGTCTGCTGGGGTTGTGACCGTTAATACGGTTTCTGCTCACACAATCCCTACTGGTCAAGTTGTTCAAGGAACAATCGCTGGCGCTGCGCCAAGCGGTTATGACGGCACATTCGCTTGTACTGGTGTTACAACGACTCAGTTTACTTATCCTTTGGCAAGTAACCCTGGTTCGGAAACAAATCTGGGTACATTTATTTTGGCCGATGTCGCCATGCTGACCGCAATGGCAACCACTTATTTCGGCCAAGGCGGAAATAACGGCGTTTATGTTTTAGAATTGGGTACAGGTGGTACGGCTGCTGGCGTATCGTCTCTGTCAACTTATTTGCAAAACCCCAGCATTAAGTTTTATAGCTATCTGTTCCCCTCGAATTGGGACACTGAAACAACAGCTCCGACTCTTACCAAGCAGTACTCAAATACAACTTCGCAAACTTACTTCTTTGTTACCACGACCACGGCGACTTACTCAAACTGGATTAATATCAAGTCTGTTTTTGCGATGTTGCAAAGCCCTTCGGCTCCAAGCACTGAATTTAGTGCTGCTGCGGTATTCCAAGCTACTTTGGCTTATAACCCCAGCGCATCTAATCTGGCTTCGCCTTTGGCATTTAGCTATCTGTATGGTGTAACGCCTTATGTGTTGACCAACTCCTTGCAGACTACACTGAAGGCTGCTGGCGTTAACTGGGTGAGTACTGGCGCTCAAGGTGGTATTAGCAATACGTTGGTTCTGTGGGGAACCACAATGGATGTGAATCCTTGGAACTACTGGTACTCTGTGGACTGGACAGCTATTAATGTGGCCGAGTTTTTGGCTGCTGCTGTGATCAACGGCTCCAATAGTCCTACCAATCCTTTGTATTACAACCAAGCTGGTATCAATACTTTGCAAAAGGTTGCTCAAGCTACTGTCAACAATGGCATCAGCTTTGGCTTGATCTTGTCTCCCGCCAAAGTTGTTGCAGTTCCATTTAGCACATACGTTAAACAGCACCCAGGCGATTATTCCACTGGTACTTATAACGGTTTGTCTTGCACTTTTGTTCCATTGCGTGGGTTCGAGTCGATCACGATCTATCTCACCGCCTCGAACATCCCCGCTTAAGGAGAATAAGAAATGGCATCAAATCCACAAGTCGTACAAGGTACGCTTAATAGACTGCGGGGATCGGTGGTATTTGCCGATTACCCCGATTTGCAAGTTACATCTGCCTATTTGGCTAAAGAAGCTATTTCCATCAGTTTTGATGGCGATACCTCTTTGCTGATTGGCACTTTGACTGGCGCTGTCACCTCACCCGAACCCTATACATATGGCACAGTAACCATCCACTTGCTGCGTACTCAGGATTTGGCTAATGCGTTCAAGAACCAAATTGAAATTAATACGACAATGGGTTCTGTGAATATCATTGGTGACTCGACTGCTTTGGATAACTTCCAACTCGAAAACTGCATTTTGATGAGCTTGCAAGAAATCACTTTTGACGGCAACCAGGCTGGCCTGATTGTTCGTCTGCGTGGCGTCTACAACATCAATAGCGATCTGTTCGCAGACTCTTAAGCCTATAATGGCGAAACCCCAGAAAGCGGTCAGGCTTTTTGGGGTTTCTAATCAATTGACAACAGAGGTGTCGCATGACTTCTAAGATTTTAATCAATAAGCGCCTGAACTTGGTAGTGTCTACCGAAGTATCTATTGGGCCAATTCGCATTCATTCGGTTCCAGTCAGTCGTGATGTCTTTGAGACATTCTATGAAGAACTGGGCGAAGTCTTCACAAAATCATTTGGTGAGAGCAGTAGTGCCCACATGGCACTATCGGCTCCACAATTGGCCTATGCTGCTTTAAAGAAGTCTGCCAGAGCCAAAGGAACATGGGACACGGTTAAGAGCGGTTTAATTAATGAGATTGTGCGTTTAAGCAATGTGGCGTTTATTGGCAATAAAGGTTGGGAATCCTTGCCGATGGATATTGCTGTGAAGCGTGGCATCTTGGATGAGGATGCAGAAAGCGAGGTGCTTTCTGCTCTCATTTTTTTTACGGCAATTACTTTTGTTTCTCCGAAAAGCATGGCGCAGGGTTTCTTGGACATGGCGTCAGCTTTAAGGAGCTGGGAACTTACTTCGTCCAATTTTACGGAATTCAAAAATGGATTGCCGACATTGACCGAGGAAGAGATTTTGGTGACGACAACATCATCGCGTGTGCCCTCAGTTACTTAACAGATGAGGGGTTCAAAGACTTTATGTCGGAGAACGGTGGTGAGTGGATGGATGTCCATGAATTTAGGCAAAGGCATCTTATCAGCGCATTGAAATCTAGGGCTTTCATTTAACAGCGATGACCCCTAAAATCAAGATATGGCAAACACCACACCCATTATCACGATTGATGTCAATGATGATGCCTTTAAGGCGTTCCAAGCATCATTTGATAAGTTCAAAAAGGTTGTTGATAACTTCTCTAGCAGCTTCAAAGCTGTCGGTGACGCTGCGGCAAAAGCTGTTGATACAGCTACATCTGCTGTAGAAAAGGCTGCTGAGAAGTCTGCAAATGCCAAAGTGTCTGCCGAGCAACGTGCAGCAGACAAGATCAACAAGATCAATGAAGCAAAAGCGCAGAAGGATTTTCAGCGTCAGTTGCGTAACCTGCAAAAAATGCAGGATGCTGAAGTCAAAGCCGAGCAAAAACGCCTAGAGACTTCAAAGAAGAACTTAGAAGCTGCCAACAAAAAGCGAATTAACCAAGAGCAATCGGAAGAAGAAAAGATTGCCCGTCAGAAAAAAGACCTGTTTAAAAAGGTTTTGGGCGATAACTTGGTTAGCTTTTATGACTTTGCGTCCAAGGTCAAAGATGTTGGAATGAGTACCGTTGGTGCTGCCCTGGGTACGGCAGCACTGGCAATTGCTGGATTTGAGTCTGCTGGTCCATTGGCTGCATTGAGAAAGCAGTCTGGTGGCGCTGGTGTGGCCGCTGGCAACTTCTTGTCATTTGGCCCATCATTTGAACGGTTCTTGAACGATCCTAGTGGCACTCTGCAAGGCATTGCCAATATGCAGTTGAACCTTGCACAACGGGGTCAACTGCAAGCACTGACAGGGCTGACTGGGGCGCAAGTACAGAATAGATCGGCGGATCAGTTGGCTCCAGATGTGTTGAGAGCCATTCAACGCCGCTATCAAGAAAATCCTAGTTTGCAGTATGCCCAAGCGTTTGGCATCGACAAATTGGTCAGCGAAGATGAGCGCCGCCGAATTGGCACAATGAGCAAGTCTGAGCTGGAATCCTCGATTATCAGCAGCCAGCAACAAGGTGCATTCAACCGAATCAACCCTGATTCCTTGAAATCTTGGACCGATCTCTATCAAGCCATTCAAGAGGCCAGTGCGGCAGGTAAGGCATTGATGGGGTCTATGGGTGCTTTGGCTGATGTATTGGGATTTGTAACCAAGGCATTTACCGAAGCATTCCAAGTGCTAAAGTTCATCGTTGATAAGTTATCCATTCCATTTAGCCAATGGTTCTCATCACCATCAAAAGACACGCCTCAGACCAATGCGGCCAATGTTAGCGGTCAATCGGCTGGTGGAGCGCCAGGTACTGGTACTGCTGCTGACAGGCGCAATAACCCAGGCAATTTGAGAAATGTTGGCGGCAGAGGGTTCCAGCAGTTTGGTTCTACTGAAGAGGGCTTTAGGGCTATGGCCCATCAGCTTCAGTTGTACGGCCAAAGACATAATGACACCCTTCAAGGCATCATTTCCAAATGGGCACCCAGCAGCGAAAACAATACGGCTGCTTATATTGCCAATGTTGCCAAAAAAACAGGGTTCTCCTCGACTGAGCATTTGAATTTGAATGATCCAACTGTGCTGTCCAAATTGATGGTTGCAATGGCGCAGCAAGAGGGAACAAAGAATAAATATACGCCTGAGGGAGTTAAATTGATGATTCAAAATAACACAGGCGGCAGCGCAGTTGTCTCTGCAAGTGCGATGGGAGCTTCATAATGGTTACGACAGGCTTAAGCACTTTTCAGCAGCTCTATGAACTCAGTCCAATTTTCTTGGTGGGTGGAGTTGCTGGCAGCGGCGAACCCATACCAATTACTCAAATCTTACAAAATGGTGTGACGCCAAATAATCCCAATGACTATTTTGCTCACTTCAAACCATTACCTGGTGGGACCATTGAGTCTTGGGGTGTTGCTCAATATCCATTGGCAGCTCTGACAACTGCGGCCAATGCCGTGGTCCAGCAGCCTATTTCCATCAGCCTGTTGATGCAATGTCCCGCACAAAATGTTGCTGGGAATAATTACTACAACAAGCTGTCCATCATTTCTTCGCTTAAAAGCACTTTGGACAATCACATCTTGCAGGGCGGTTGGTTCAGTGTATATACGCCTGCTTTTGTTTATTCTGGATGCCTTTTGACATCATTGAAGGATGTTTCTGGCGCTGAAAACAAACAAGTCCAGTTGATGTATCAGTGGGATTTTGTTCAGCCTTTGATTACTGAAGAACAAGCGGCTACGACTCAAACAGCGTTCATGAACAAGGTTACTCAAGGATTTAAAGTCATTGGTCAGCCAGCATACTCTGGAGCGCAATAATGACTACTTATGTAACCTTTGTTGAAAGACCAAATCAGAATTTCCAATTTTCAGCGAATTTGGACAATGCGACCTATACGCTGATTGTCACTTGGAATTTGTTTGGTCAACGGTATTACTTGACTTGCTACACGTTGCAGGGAAATGTTGTATTCAATGTTCCATTGATTGCTTCACCTGACGATTACAACATTAATTTGGCAGCAGGATATTTTAAAACTTCAATTGTTTTTAGGGCCAGCACACAGAATTTTGAGGTGGGCTGATGCGGTATTACAACCTAATGATCACAGATGCCGCATCTGGGGCATTGATCAAACAATACACCAGCACCTCAAATGGAACGCCAAGCGGCACTAATAATGGTGCTGCTTTAAACATTGAATTTGATTTGCCCGTGGCGTCTTATGACGCCCCAATGGGTAACTCTTATGTTCGGGTTTGGGGAATTCCTTTTGCTGACATTTCTCAATCGGCCAACTTTACAAATCAAAACATTACGCTTGAAATTGGTTTGACGGCTGGTCTGCCATTGGCAAATCCAAGTCAAGCCGGATTGGTGCTGTCTGGCACGGTGTTTCAGGCTTTTGGCAATTGGCAGGGTACGCTTTTGACCTTGGATTTGATCATTGCGCCAGCGACTGGAACTCCGGCCAATCCAGTTAACTTAAGTTTTAATTGGCCCAAGAATACCCAGTTGTCCAAGGCCATAGCCCAGTCTTTATCCACAGCTTATCCAACTTATCAACAGAGCATCAACATCAGTTCAGAGTTGGTTTATACCGAAGACCAAAATGGGTTTTATGCCGACTTGAACCAGTTCGGCAATTATTTGTTTCAGACTTCTAAGAACATCATCAAAACTCAAGGTTATGCTGGCGTTAGGTTGTCTGTTCAAAATAATGTGATCACGGTGACTGATAACAGCAACGCTGGCGCTAGTACCAGCACCAGCACGGGAGCTGCTGTTAGTTCTGCGCCGATCACATTGAACTTAAATGATTTTATGTCTCAACCGACATGGATTGACATTGCTACGGTTCAAATTGATTTGGTGGCAAGGCATGATCTGTCTTTGGGCCAAGTGGTCAATTTGCCTAAATTTATTGCATCTAGCACCCAAGCATCATTCTCGCCATTTAGAAATGATTCTGCCTTTACGGGTACTGGGACCATCATCCAAATTCGTCATGTGGGCAATTTGCGTCAACTTGATGGTGATAGCTGGAAGACGGTTGTTAACGTCTTAACTGGAGCTTGAGATGAGTGGCGGTAATGTAACCAAGACCCCTTTTGCTCAAACAATGAATACTTTCGCCCAGCGAAAGGTTCAGGACAATTTACAGCAGCAAGGTCAAGTATTGCCTTGTTCAGTGGTTGCTGTTTTGCATAACGGCACGGCTGTCACGGTTGCCTTCCAAGTTGATCAAAGTTTGGGGTACACCATTCCGCAGGTCACAATGCCTGTGGCTATTTCTCAATACGTTCGGATTCCAATTCAGGTTGGCGATACAGGTATTGCTTTGTCGGCCAGCACCAGGTTGGGTGGCATTTCTGGGCTTGGATCGGGATTGGCTCCATTGAACACGCCCAGCAATTTGGGTGCTTTGGTGTTCATGCCCATCAGCAATATTAGCTGGTCATCCATCGACTCTACAGCCGTTGTCATCAGCTCTGCTCATAGTGATTCTGTAGTAACAATTAGTGATACCGAGATCGTTTCCACCAGAGGCAATTCTGTCGTGACGATTACTGATACCGAAGTCAGTTTGGTGCAAGGTTCCACATCAATTGTTTTGTCTGGCAATAACGTCAACATCAATGGAACACTTATTATTAATGGACAACCATACTTGTCTCACAAACATACTGGCGTCAAGGCTGGTACTGATACCAGCGGAGGAGTAGCGTAATGCGTACTTATGGAACAGATAAAAATGGCAATTGGGTTGAGGTAGATACTCAGCCCAATGGCGAAAATGGCTATGTTTGGTTGACAACCTTAATTCAGACTTTGTTGATGAATTCTGGTGAAAATCCTTTGTATGCCAATTACGGTTTACCTGCGATTCAATCGGTTCAGACTCAAGTTGCACCTGATGCGGCAGTGGCTAGAACACAAAGCCAATTCTCTCAATATTTTGCAAGTTTGGTGGTTACTAAAATAGCAAGTGTCCTTAACCCGACTTACCAAATTAACGCAATTTTCTTGTCAGGAACTGTGTATCAAGCCACAATAGCCACTTAGGATTAGCCCATGACAACTGCACTTACTGCGCCCTATACCGTCACGCCTCCAGCCACACTGGCGGCTGAAGCATTTGCTATTGCTCAAGGGTTAGCCCCAGGCATCACCAGCTTGCCAGCCAATTTGATTGGCGACATGAATGCCACATCTGCTGGTTCTTTATCGGTGGCTCAACAAGCCTTGGTTGATCTGGTCAATTCAGTATCACCCTATACAGCCAATGCACCCATTCTTTATCAACTCGGTAATGTCTATGGGGTGCAACAAGGTGTTGGCTCCAATACTTCTGTCTACGTTACCTTTTCTGGTACACCAGGCTTTGTCGTAAACATTGGCTTTACGGTGTCTGATGGCACTTACCAGTACACGGTTCAGGACGGCGGTATTGTTGAGTCGGGCGGTGTGTCCTCACCTCTGTATTGTTTGGCTACGACTGCTGGCTCTTGGGCGGTTCCAGTTGGGGCAGTGACCCAATTGATTACATCTGTTCCATTGGGCGTCACTTTGAGCTGCACCAATACAACTGCTGGGTTGCCTGGGGCTGCTGCACAAAGTCTGCAATCTTATCAATCTCAAGTCATTCAGGCTGGTTTGGCTACAGGCCAAGGCATGGCGACTTACTTAAAAACCCAGTTGCAAAATGTCAGCGGTGTGCAGTCCAATTTGATTGCTGTCCAACAGGTAACAGCGCCAACTGCTGGCTGGAAAGTCATTGTTGGCGGTGGTGATCCTTATGCTGTGGCCCAAGCCATTTATACCGGCTTGTTTAATATTTTGGATTTGGTCGGCGCAAATGGCTTTATTGGCACTGGCTCGATCTCTGGAACCACACTGACCATTACTTCAGTTACTGCTGGCGCTATCACTTTGGGTTGCCCCATTAGAGGAACTGGTGTTACGGCCAATACGATTGTGACCGCACTCGGTTCAGGTTCAGGTGGCACTGGGACCTATTCGGTCAACAATTCTCAATCGGTGTCTTCTGAAACATTGACCAGTGGCGGCAGCACAGAAACGATTGCCATTCAAGATTTTCCCAATACTTACACGATTCTTTTTGTTGTGCCATTACAGCAAAGCGTCAATGTGGGGATTAATTGGACAACCATTGCGGGTACTAATTTTGTAAGCAATACGGTTGTGGCTTCAGCAGTTCAACCGGCTATTGTGAATTACATTAATTCACTTTATGTTGGTCAGCCCATCAGCATTTTGGAAATGCAGCAAGTATTTCAAACCGCAACGGCAAACATCATTCCTCAAGCCAACATCAATAAATTGACCTTTGCGGTTCAGATTAATGGTGTAAATGCTCCACCTGACGCCAATGGAATTTTGATTCGTGGCAGCTCAGAAGGCTATTTCTATACAACAACGGCCAACATTACGGTAACAAATTCCTAATATGTTGACCCAACAAATACCATCCTATCCATATCAGCAGTATGCGTCTGATGACAGAATCAGCGCATTCTTCACTGCTTACAATGAATTGAGTCAAATCAATTTGAACACCATCAATGCTGTTCAATTGCCAATTTATTTGAATCAGTCTGGCGATCTATTGGATTGGTGTGCTGCTGGTATTTATGGTCTGTATAGAACCTCTTTGCCTGTTGGCGGTTTTATTGAAAAAGGTCCAGTTAACACTTTTGAGTTAAATACCGAACAGCCAAACGAATCGCAACTGATAGCAAATACAGCAAGCTATACGGTTAATGATCTGGTGTTCCAACGCATCATTCAATGGAACACATTCAAAGGTGATGGCTATCAATTCAACATTCGATGGTTAAAACGCAGAGTTCAAAGATTTTTAAGTGGTGCAATTTTCCCAGATCAGACTTACCAAATTAGCGTCACATTTACTGGTGAGAATGCTGTTTTGATTAGTTTGTTGCCACCAACATCAGTAACCCCATCATCTGCTGAATACAACGTAGCGGCTTATGACACGGTTCAATACAACCAGAACCCAATTATTAATGGGTCGAGTCAATCGGTTAACTATATCAATTTAGCCTTGGCTCCTTATCTGCAAGCGGGAATTAACGCTGGTGCGCTACAGCTTCCATTTCAATATACATACACGGTGCAATACTCATGACAACATTTATTTTTGCCAATAATGCCAAATCTACTTTGGCGTCTGGGATTTCATCAACTGCTACTTCGGTGACGTTGGCAACAGGCAGCGGTTCTTTGTTTCCAAGTCCAACATCTGGTCAGCAATTTACTTTGACATTG